CCTCCAGCACCAGAACCTAAGAAATTTGAATTAGATGCTCCAAATGAACCACTTCCTGCATTAATTCCTAAGAAATTTGAATTGAAAGCTCCCGTTGCTCCATTACCAGCATTTCCACCTAAAAATATTCCATTAGTTGTGCTAAACACACTAGTAGCAGGATTAGATGAATATAAAGTGCTACCCGATGTTTGGATGGAACTAACTCCAGCATTCAGTGCATATGATGCTGTTGTAGCAAAGCTAGCTGTTCCTGTTAATTCTCCTGTAAATGAACCTGAGAAAGATCCTGTTGCTATTACGGAATCTGTTGATCCACCACTCAGTGCATCAATTGCACGAGTAACATGTTCTGCCTGAATAGTACCACCCGTAGTGATACCTGTCTTATTTATTATTGCCATTTACATTCCTTTTTTTATATATAGGCCAATTCTCTGTTTTTTCGTTTAACCACGTTTGTCGATCATCACATCCGCAATCTTCATCAAGTATCCGTGCAATGTGTTTTGCAAGTTGATCTAAACCAGTAGCCCTGGTAATCTTTTTGATGTCATCTCCTAAACCTCGGCTCCGACTCATAACTCCCTCCATGATCTCAATTTGTTTTGTAACTGCATCAACAAGGTCTGTTGTTGACCATTGAGTGGTATTTCAAATACTCGATGTCCTGGAAATGCATATTCTTGTTCTGGATGCATTATCTTGGTATGACCTGTTTCATCAAATGCTAAAACGCGATATGGTACGCGACGCATCGTGATTTGTCCGCTTGGTATCACAGTGCAACGACCTGGATGCTTCCATTGACCTTGGGTGGTTTCAACAGCATCGGTAGCAGCCATCAGGTCCAGCCAATCAGCTTCGGTTAAAACCGCTTTACGTGCAATATGCTTTGCTGTCTTTTCTATGATATTCATACGTTATAATGTTCGTCGAGTTTGTTGTATGCGTTGTTGTTTTTGTTTTTGTTGTTGTTTTAGACGCGGATCCTTTTCTGGAACTATTTCAAATTCAACATTTGGATCATATGTGGGTTTTTTGATAGCTCCTACCTTGGTGCCTAACATTTCCGCTCCAGCGCCGATAAATGGTGTTTCTCCTGCTGCCTTAAGTCCCCCAGATACTCCTTGCTTCACAGTGCCAACTACAGATTCAGGACCGGAGTCGAATGTATTCACTGTTGCTTTCACTAATGGCCAAAATAATGCATCAACATCATCTTCTGATTCAAAGCCCATTTCTGCTAACACATCAGATCCTAAGTCTTTAATTTCATTCCATATAACTGGAACTAAATTTGAAAAACGAGCTTTAATGCCATCCCAACTAATTATATCTGCGTAATCTTTGCTAAAGTATGAACCTAATCCGTTGATTTCATTGTTCATGAATTCTTTGTACATTGGATTGTTACCCTTTGCAGCTGCATTAAATATATCTCGCTTTGCATCATCATATGCGGATGGTGCATTCTTTTTTAAGAAATCTAATTGAGCTTCTAAGCGTTTAGATGCACTACCCGGTGTATTTTTTATAACATTCCAACCATCATAAAATGCTTTACGAGATCCTGATATACCTTGCATTGCAGTATTATAATATTTACCCATATTTTTACCGATCTGATCAGCAAGTTCTGGTGTCGATTTTGCCAATATGCTCAATTTTCCAGGACTATCAATGTTTCTGAAAAATTTCATTGACATTGCACCCCGCAATGCTTCTAATTCTTTGGGCGATAATGCACCACTAAATAAATTACGTAATCTTCGAAGCATTCCGCCACCAACTAAACGTTTCAAACCAGCGATGGTATTTAATTCTTTGCGAACTCGTAAAATACCACGTGTAGCTTCATCTGATCCTTTTGCAGCTTTACCAAAAACTTCAGCAGCACCATCACTTTGTTTTTTCAAGAACCCGGCAAATTCATCTAGCGATTTTGCAGCAGCATCTGGTAATACAAAATCAGCTTCTTTGCGGAATCTAGTGATATAATCAGATACATCACCCATTCCATTAACCAACATATCAAGTTCTTTTCTGGTTAATTTGCCACTGCTTTTGATAAACATCCAAAGTTCATCGGCCGATTTCCCTGTTCTAAATGCAGCTTTAAGCACATCTCCTGCTCGACTGAATGTTTTGGATACAGCTTTTAACGGAATAGCAATCGCACTACCTACAACAGGAATAGCACCAATTAAACTTAAAAAACCATCAAAATAATTGCCACGCAAGAATGATATACCAGCATTGATAATATCTAGTGCATCACCAAATCCTGGAATAAGTCCTGCAAAATCTAACGTCAATTGCAGCCCATCTAAGTATGGGTTTGATTCTTCTTGTTTTGATTCTTCTGGTGATACTGCATTCCACGTTGGTTTTTCATTAACCAATGTAATGTATCCTGCAACCGGAGATCCTTCTGCAGTTTCGCCTTTTTTCGAATACAATGTTATTGCACTTGGATATTTTTTTGATACACCATATCCCATTTCCTGGGCGTTGTTGGTTGAATATGCTTCACCATCTTCGAAGAAATGCAAGTAATCATTAGCAACGAGCATTTCATAAGCAGCTTTTTCACCAAAAGGTAATGGAAATGGTTTAGCTTTAAACTTGGTCAACAACGTTTCATATTTTGCATATGCGCCAGACCATTTTTCTTTGGGTGTCCATCCTGGATGTTCTGCTGCTCTAGATTTCACAATCGGTGCTTCTGTTAATTGAGCATACAATTGACGATCTTCATGCAGGTTGTACTTGCGTATTTTCATGATGCGATTTCTTTTAATATAAATATATAAACCGTTAAAAGAGCCAGTATGATTCTAGCACTTTATTCGGGTTAACATGTTACAAAGATTTAAGCATTGCAATCATGCGCGGACATGGATGGATATCTGATTTGTCTCGACGATATGAATTGTGAGTATACACTCCATTATCTCCGCTAAGTGCACGTTTAGAAACTGACCACATATCCGCTTCTCGATATGTTAAATCGATACCATATATGCCTTTCCAATACACCAAAAGATTTTTTACAGATTCGATCTGAGCATCAGTGTATCGATGATAAAACTTGTGTCCTTTATATGGAGTCGCCAATTCAGTTACTTGATCAGCTGGAACTTCGCGGTCTACGTAGTTGTAAAACTTGTCGCCTCTTTTCTCTAACGGCCCCCATGAACAAATTTCAATTCCGATGGATGATTTATCTAAAACTTTTGCTGGAACACCATTTGCACGGAATACATCTCCTTTAATGCCTAAGTGATATGCCCAATATTTTGATGAAAATGCTTGACAAATTTCGCCATCATATGTATCACGTGATAAACCTTTACCAGATATAGTAACGCAAGTAGCAATGCGGCCTCGGTCATCTGTGTTCCAATTACGAATTGTGCCTACTCCAGAACTATTTCCTGCAGTGTGGTGCAATACGATTTGTGTTTTCTTGATTTCTTCTTTAAAGTATTGTGTGTCCTTTAAAGGTACTTGTTTGATTTTTGTAACATCTAAACTCATTTTGTCCTTATATTGTAGGTGTATTATCTGTTGGAGTTGTGGTTCGATCACCTTTATGCAAATCTATTTTATCCAAGATATCATTTAAAAGGGTTGATGGAATCCATCCTATCATGGAAGCATTTTTTAATGCACTTATGATCTGAAACACAATGAATGGTATGATTACGGTTTCGCTCAACCAGCTTGTTCCTCGAAATCCTCGTTCTACAAGTAACAATACCGTTAATATCAAGATCCATGTAAATCCTGTTCGTAAAACTTTGATGGCTTTGTTGGTTTGAAATCCTTCTCTTTTAACGCCAGCCATTACTCCAAAAAATCCATCTAATGCAACTACAGCAAGTAAACTCGAATATTGTTCAAAATTATCCATGGTTAGATTGTAAAAGTATGAACAAACAAAGGATATGGCGGTAGTGAATGATAAGGCAACAATGCTAGTGATTTTCATACGCTTCATGATTCTATATTAATATGTGTTATTCATGAATAAATATGTTCCTTTTTCAAAATAACGAGTTGATCTTGTCGTTCTTCCATGGAGAATATCGTAATTCGGAAACAATCAATTTCAAATTCACCGATAGCACCGCTGTCCGCAATGATTGCCGGGAGTTGTTGAATGTATTGAAAATTTTGCGTGTTTAATCTGCTAGCATCAAATTCTACTATGATATCATTTTCTCCATGCGGATCATTGTGACCTATATGGAACGCTCGCTTGGTTAGATCATATTGTGTCTTTGGTTGTTCTGAATGAATGTATGAATCAATAATCGCGTGCATATCATCTTCAATATAAATTCTATCACACCATGGTTCTAACGTTTCAAGCATTGATAAAGTGCATTTACGAACTATGAATGCTGTGTTGTATTTAGGTGCGTCCGTCCTACTTCCCCATTTTCTAATGAAGTTTCGATTGGATTGTAATTCTATTTGCTGAGTTCTGCGTTCATATTCAGCTGAGAACCGTGATGTCTTGCTAACAAAGTGATAACATATTGCATCTAGAGCCGTAATGCATTCCATTCCATACATTTTCCATCTGCGAATCAAATCATCATCTTCACAAAACATTGGATTGTATAAAGGATCTAATCCGCCGATCTCTAACAGTGCAGCACGTGGCATACACATAAAGAATGTAATACCTGGTTCTGTTTGATCTTCATATCGTGCTTGTTCAATTTCACAATATTCTCGAAATTCATCTTTAAAGAACGTTTCCAAGCTAGTTCCGAAGTTGAATATCAATTTACCAGGACGGGTATGATCTCCGAATATAGGTGGTTCTATTGTGGTATATGACACTACTCTATTTGGTGATGCATGCTTTTCTAAATTTTCTAAGAAATTTGGCCCTAATACAATGTCATTGTGAAGATATGCAACATAAGGGCGAGTGGCTAATTCTGCTGCTTTATTGAATGTATCAGAGAATGTTTTGGATTCTGTTGAATAGAATGATTTAACATTAGGATCTTGCAATGAATCTAACCATTCATGAGTTCCATCGGTTGAGCCGTAACTAACAAAACATATTTCCACCGTTGGATAAAGTTCCCGGGTTGTTTCATAAAAATGCTGGTTGTAGTCTAAGTTGTTCTTGAGTCCTACTAAGAGTGATATGTTGTTTTTCATAATTGTGTGTATAAATTATTTACTTCAAGATGAAGATATTTTTCTGATTCATCCCGAAATGATTCTCGATTATTTGTGGTTTGAATGAAATCGCCATATGGATTAGATCGATATCTATGATTTTCAGATACAACTAAGTTTTCAACTACATACTGTTGGACATCATACTGTTTTTGTTTCATGATATCGCAACCATACATTATAAATGTATCATCTGGGCCATATGAACCAAATGAATCTGGAACTCCTAATCGTTTTAAAAGATTTGTAGAAAATAAGTTGAACCAGCCTCCACCTAGTTTAAATGTATCGATTGGAACTAATTTACAATCTCCATATATTGTAGTAGCTACGGTATAAGGATCAATAAATGTTTCGTTGTCCCATACAACATCTTTATATGTAGAATTCATTAAAACATACCAACTAGAATCCCAAAGTTTTGGTATTTGTGGAGAAATGATAAAATATTCAGACGTAACGCGTTTTGCTGAATCTAATAATAATTTTAAACTGTATACTGGAAAGATTAAATCACAATCTAAATAAATAACATAATCCGATGTAGTTGTTTGAATACTATTTCTACGTTTATCAGCACAACCTAAACAAGTTTTATCATCATTAACATCAACTTGCATTTCATAGCACCAATCAAAACATGTTTCAATTATTTGATTGAATTTTTTGATGAAATATTGTTTAGGAATGGAACTTTCATGCCAATTAATAAAATTCAAATTCAATGTAATATCCATGATTATATGATCGTCATCTTGTAGATAATGTGCACATTGTTTGAGCTGTTTTGCTTGCCATTCAAACCAATCAATTTCATATGGCATCAAATGCATTACGATTTGTATTTTCATATGTAACTATATTTTAATGTATGTTCCTGCGAACTGATGTATACCATAACCTAATGCTCGCTCCATTCCATGTGCTAATGAATGTGAATGATATCCCGGTTCGAATCTTTCATATAACACATCTAAATCAATTCCGCTGAATAGCTTTTTTAAATAAATATCGTTTGTTAAGAACATGGTGCCAGCAAAGAAGCTTCCTTCTGTGGTTAGATTCAATGCCGTTAATGCTGCATTCAAATATTCCCGGATATTTTGTTTGTTAGGATGATTTAATGGTTCTCGCACCATATCAAAATACCAATGAGATGCACCGGCCATGCATGGCATATTCATTGCTGCAACATGTTGTAGTATATGTGCATAATGTTCTACAATTGGTACATATAGGCTTTTACGCCATGCATCTCCAATTCCTGGAGTATGAACCGATTTTTTCCCGTGCAGTTTGAGATATGTTTGATAACCTAGCATCTGAATTTTATTGTATACATATATGAACGGAGCTACATCGGCACCTCGATTTTCTATAACATATACTTCTTTAGCAATGCTTCGCATATCATCGGTATATTCTGATTCTGCATTAACCGTAACATACAAATGCACTGCAGAGTTCAGTAAAGGTTGAAGTTTTTCTCGGAATTCTGGCCAAAGGTCCTGATAATGTAAATGTAATGTGATGCAATGTTTCATTGATTTTCTGTTGGATGATGACATGTAATTGCTGCTATAAGATAACTGTTAAGATTATGTACATGAATATGTGATGAAATTCTGGACCATAAATCTGCATCAGCTGGTTCTATACGCTGTTCTTCTGCATATACGTCGCGATATCTTAATGGTATTGTTTTGTGATTTATGCATACAGAAGAATGAACTAAATTGCATGGTTGTGGTGATATGCGATATACGGCTCCTGTTATCGGGATATATGGTATGTAACGATCGATATATGTACTACATGCATATATAAACGCAGCATTAGGATCTTGTTCGATAACAGATGTAATGTTAGATAAATGATCTGGAGTCCAGTAATCATCGTGATCTAAATGACATATATATGTTAATCCCATTTCAAGTGCCATTTCAATTCCGGTGTTTCTAGCATTAACGCCGCCGGAATTCCACAATTCTTTACTGCCAATTGGATATTTTTCTCGTTCTGCAGCATGATCTAAATTTATATGGATTATTTTATCTGAAATCGCATTCTCAGTGCATATTCGTTCAAATTCTTCTGCATCATCATATCGATCACCAACGATGATTAGTTGATAGTTTTGATATTTTTGATATTGAATGCTAGATATAGCTCGTTTTAGCAATTCTGGTGTTTTACCATCAATGCGCTGATATGTTGCTATTATGATTCCTAGTTTCATATTTTTTGTAGTATAAAAACATTTCCTTGTTCAAGCCATTCTGGTCGGGCACCATATGTATTAGGCAATGTACCGATGACAATATATTGTTCTCCAATTTCATTAACTATTGCATCAACAGCTGGCTTCACTTCTGGAGAATGTGTTGCATCTCGATAGTCATCAAAAACTATGTATCCGTTTGATTTAACCAGATTTGAATATAAGTTGAAATCATTTCTTACGCCTGTATATGAATGATCTCCATCAATAAACAAAATATCAATTGTATCTGTTAATGTTTTCAATCGGTTTACTGTATCATCGGTTTGTGAATTTCCTTGAACATAATGATATGTGTTATGGTGCACGTTGAGTTTATTAACATTGGCTTCAACCACAGCTGGATTGATTACTATGCCGGTGTCGATACTAATGACTTTAGTTTTTGGACGTTGCAACATTAAACATGCAGATCCTCCAGCATAACATCCTATTTCAACATATGTTATATTTTTTGTTTTCTTGAATGTATTTGCAATATCAAACAAAACGTGATAATGATGATGAAATGTTTGATTATTAATATTATCTGAGATATATCTAGTAAGTTCTAACGAATCTTTTGTATGTTTCATATTAATCTTGATTTTTTTTATATAATCTATTATCTGCCGGTTGATACCATTCGTCTAATGAAGCTGGAACTCTAGAATGATATCCTAAAAATTGTTGCATTTCATATGTAAAATTATCTATTTTATCATAACCAATTGCTCTCGGATAATCCAATAATTGTTTCATAAATGATTTGCTTATTGTAAATGGAATCGCTCGTCTACCTTTTTTAGTATTATTTGGTGCAGCTGCATGCCAAACATTAGCATTGAAAATCAAAATATCTCCGGCATTTCCGGTAGCTTGAATTGCTTTATTAAAAAATTCAACGTCTGATGGTTTTCTTTCTTCTAAATGAGAATATGGAAGTAAATATGTTGCACCATTATCAATTGTGAAATTATCTATCATAATCAAACAATTTAACATTACAGGAAAATCTCCAGAATAAAAACGTAAATCTCGGTGTATAATTGATGAAAAATTAAGTTGCCCTGGAAGAGTATCTAATGCACTAAAAGAATTTAAAATACAATTACTATGAAAAAAATTATCTCGTAGTCCTTGAACGAAACCGGATTCTAATAAAACATATAAAAATTCAATGAATATATTGCTACTTAATAAAGCATGTAATGCAACACCATCTGTTATAATGTCATTATTATTTTCAATTTGAATTCGTCGATGTTGATCAAATGCAATAGTCATTGAATCTGATAATTTTTTTAACCAAATTGTATCAACTTGATTTGGAATAATAGTAAATCCAATTTCCTTTAGTTCTTTTGATTGTTCTAGTGTCATTTTAAAAATCTTTCTCCTTGTTTTCTATTTCTAATTATTTTAGCAGGATTACCGTATACTAAAACATCAGACGGAATTGATTTTATAACTAAACTTCCGGCGCCAATTACTGTATTTTCGCCTATCGTGATTCTATCAAAAACCGTAACACCTAATGTGATTGCAGAAAATTTTCCTAATTTAACATAACCACCAGTTATTGATCCAGCTGAAATGCTAGCAAAATCACATATTTCATTGTCATGCTCTACTTGTGCCCCTGTAGCAAAGAATGTAAAATCGCCTATTTTAGCTTTAGGATTGAAAATACATCCTGCCATGGCTACAACACCTCTTCCTATTTCAGTAGTATTACCTATAATAACAGATGGGTGTATAGCATTAACAAAATTAAAATTAGGAACTAAATCTATTATTTGTTGATAAATATAGTATCTACTCCAATTATCACCTATCGAAATTATCCCGCCATGTATATTGTATTGTTTGATAATTTCTTTTAAATTTTCTTGCCGGCCTATAATAGGATATCCAAATCTTTCGCTACCAATTTCGTGCATAGAATCAATTATACCTACAATATTATACTTACATTCTTTTTCAATAATATCTATAGTATAATGAGCTTGATTGCCGCCTCCTATCAAGATTATATTTTTCATCTATTCGCCTTTGTATATACTTCAAACTTTGATAAATCTGGATATGGTAGTTCTAAATCTGCATTGTGTTTAGGAGTTCCATCCATATTATAGAACTGATTCATCAATAACAAACCGCGAGCTGCCAATTCTGGCATCATGTAAAAGTTCCATCCCAACATATCAAAATAATCATCATGGTATGAACATTCTCTCCGACCGCTATATCTTGCTCGTTTAAACCAAAGATATGCATCATGATTATCCGTTAATATAGCACCACCTTTACTCAGTTTAAAATGTTTATATGGTCCAGTAAATGATATGCACATATGCGTTCCAGGTTTATACATATCAGCAGTAAAACTTAATGCAGAATCCCACACATTTGTTGGCTGTAATTGATATGCACCTTTAAGTGTCTTATCTTTAGTTGCTGCAAATTTAACCTTTGCGCCGGCATGTATTATTTCACACGGAACTGATGGATATGTTCTTGCAGGTATCGTGATTTCTTGTCCTTTTACATTTTCATACATTAATGCTAAAAACAATGCATTTGATTGATTATCTACCGTAACTACATATGGTGCACCAGTATAATCTGATAATCGTTTTTCAAATTCATTGGTTATGTCATATACATTTTTCATAATGTATTATAATATGCGTTTTGTTTTATTTGTCGTTCAATTGTTTTTTCATGAATCAGGCAAAACTCTGCATCTTCTGGTAAATGCGAAATTGTTTTGTATCCGATTAACACTTCATGCACACGATTCTGCCATTGTATTTCTGGTGCATTACGATATATTCTCCATTGATAATCCGGGAAATTTATCCATCCTTTTTCATTGACAGCCCAGCCCCATTGTTGCATGTGATCTTGTGACATACCCGTAACGGTATTGATTCGAGGAACTCGGATTACATCTACTTGATTGTGTTGAATGATTTGTGGTAATATTCTGCAAATATATTCCGTAATCATTTCATCTGCATCAATTTGGAAAATGTAATCTCCTGTACAGAACTGATTTAGATGATTTTTCCACTCAGCAAAATGTCCGGTAAATTCTGCTTTATGCCAGGCAAATTCGGCATTAACTGAATGGGAACGCAAGAAGTTTTCAATTTCTCGATCGCCATTCTTAGAATCATATAAAACTACAATATCATCTTGTGGTCTTTTATGTTTCAATAAAAATGCAATGAGCCGTTGAATCTCAATAAACTCATTGCATACTGTTATCGCATATGTTAATCTCATACTATAATATAAGAAGTTTTATGTTAATATCAAATCTTTTGAAGTTGTGGAAGTTTTAATTCTACGGTTCTTGGAACGGATTCTAGGGCTGCATCTACCCGTTCTAATACGGCATCATATGTCTTGCTAACATGTGTTGCTGTGAATGTGCTATTTGCAAAGAACCGTTGACGTTTTGCTAATATCAACCATTTATCATAGTTTTTCAATACTTCTTTCATCATATCTCCGGCGAATTTGTAGTCTGGAGTGAACCATTTAGCTGCTCCAATCAAAAATTCATTTTGTGCTGATGCATGAATTGGAGTCAATTGTCCTGGTAATGCACATATGAAGTCTCGTTTCAAGAAATCTGCTTGACCTGAATAATGAGGTGCGATGATTGGTTTTGCTGTGGTTGAGAATTCTAACAATGGCCGTCCGAATCCTTCTGCCTTGGTAAATGATATCATGGCTTTAATCTTTGGATGATTATACAATGAATTCATTTCTGCATCTGTTAAGTCACCATGGAGTATGTATACTGCGGGTAATGCAGCCTTTCCAAACAAGTCTCGTATTTGATTGATTTTGTTTTCAATCTCCATTCGATCCATTACGGAATATGTTGCTCCGCTGGTTTTCAACACTAATGCTGGGGCTGATTTTGCATTCCTATAGGTTGTGAAAAAACAATGTACTAATCCGGAGATGTTTTTACGATCTTCGCCAACTTGGCCGGATAACCAATGTCCTACACTTAATAATGCTGAAGATTCTGGAATTGAATCTAATGCCGTAAATCGTGTTTCAGGTTTGCCATTATATACTGTTTCATCAAAATATTCCGGTATCACTTCAATCTTGGTCAATATATCAACACCATGTTGCCGTGCTGTGTTTTCAAATACTTGTTTGGTGAATTGACTCGGCACAATGATTAAATTCATTGCATTAATTTTGTCAATCCATTCTGCAGGACATAGATCACCTTCGGTTCCTGCTGTTACTCCAATGTTGTATTTACCTACTGGCTGCAATTCATTAGGAACTGATATTTGAATGAATACATCTGGCTGTTCTGCTAATGGTAATCCAATGATTCGATTCTGCCATTCTGCAGGAAATGGATATGACATTGGAGTATGTCCCCATGGCATTGAAACCAATTTAATGTCCCATTCTGCACTCTTTTTGTTGATTAGTTGCGTAATCACTTCTCGTGCGTGATGACCGTAACCGCTTTGCGTCGCGAATGGCGACAATATAACTACTTTTCTCATTATGCTACTATTCCTGTTTTTTCGTATTTTGGTTCTATAACTTGTGTCAATGTATATCTAGGTCGGTTTACCGGTTTAGCTTCAAATAGATAATCAATCATTGAAATCATTTTGCGGCCCATTTGTTCTGCCGTTAACCCATTCTTCAACGCCCATTCGCGGCCTGATGCACCCATTTCTTCGCGAAGTGTTTCTGGTGTATCATACCAATAACGCATTGCATCAGCTACATCTTCAAACCGAGCTCGGTCATCAAAGATATATGGTGTTTGCGGAGATCCTTGAAGTGATCGGTTGGTCGGGAATACTGGTTTTACCCAAATGCCATGCAATTTATATTTACCTGTATGATTTGTTGCAAATTCACCATTGAAACGAATCCATTCACCATTTTCATCTACGAATCCGCATTGATCTTGCAATCCACCGGTTACATTGTTGATGATTGGCGTTCCTGATAGAATTGCTTCGGTTGAACTAAGTCCCCAACCTTCATTTGAACCAATATTCACAACAACATCTGCTACATTGTACATTGCATTAAGTTCTTGAGTTGAAAGTTTTGCCTCTGAGAATAAGATCTTGCAATCAGGTGCCAAAGTTTTCCATATGGCTCTTAAATCTGTTCCATTGCCATCAACAACCTGCGTATGCATTAAAAGAGCTACTTTACTTCTTTGTGATTCAGGCAATCCATCAACAAATGTTTTAAATGCTAAGATTAAATCTCCTGATTGTTTTCTACGAATATTGCGATTGTTCCAGAATACCAAGAAATCAACACCATTTGCTTGTTTAATGTTAGCATACATTGTTTTATATGCGGGATCAGCGTCATCTAATGGTTTGAATTGGTTGTGGTTCAATCCGTGTGGTACAAATCCTGTGATGATTTGATTTGGTTCTATATTACAAGGAACTTCATCATGTTCATCATAATCTACAACACCAAATCCGTTCTGTTTAAGCACTTCTCTGTGGATATTATCGGACTGCTTACTAATTCCCATAATTAGGTCACAACTTGCATAAAAAGGAGCGTTCCACATTGGATATGGTAAATCATCCCATATTGAATAATAAATGATTGGTGTTTTGTAACGTGTTTTGATTTCATGCTCTAATGCATATAACCATGTCCAATAACGTGGATCGGTAAAATGAAATATTGCATCTGGTTGTTCTTGTTCTAACAATGCAAACAATACATTGCGATCGCCATAACCATTATATGGAATCAACTTAACCGATGCATCTGCAACTCCGGTTTCTCGTTGTATGTCCGAAGAAAGATCAAATGCTTTGCCAGCATCTGGATGTTGAAGTGCTGCTCCTAGTTGAACCCAATCATAATGATGAACTGTATTCAAAATAATTTCTTTGCTAATTGTTCCGATACCCGATGGTAAGCGAAAATCATCAGCTAACAATAAAATTTTCTTTTTCTTTGGTTTGTTCGGGTCGAACTTTTGTAACTTTGGTAACTTCATTTTATCCTTTATAACTTTAATATAAATATGTTTTAACCTAGTATAACCACCGGTTTATTCAATTTTTTAGTGCTAGACCAAGCTGTTTGGAGTACTGGATCTAATTGCATTTCATTGGTTAGAATCATCATGTAATCACATTGTTGCGCAATTAGTTTCATGCGGTGATGCAGTTGTGAGAAATGATACGGTTTACCATAATATGATTCTGGCATTGCTGAGTGAATGTTGTATCCTGAAAAAGAGGGATTAAATTCTTGATATTGTAATCCAAATTCTAATGCATACTTCTTAACCATACTGTTAGCACCTTCTTTTCCACCGGCGCCTATGATGATGAGGTCCGAATCAAATTTACGTTTTAACATTTGCAGAGTTTCTTGCACCTTGCGCCGATTCTGCCAATTGGTACTGCCGATAACTGCTACTTTGGTCATTTTCTTTCTCCTACAAATTTAACACCTTTTGGATAATGTCCGTATACGACGCGAAGCATTGATTCTAACAATTTTCTATTTTCTTTATGATTTGGCCCTTCTACGTTAGTGCAAAGTGCATAATCCATAGTAGTCCATCTTCGTCCTTCCCAAGTAGGATGATTTTCTATATCAAATCGATAAACATA